CGTTGCAGCTTCTTCCCTCGCGTGAAGAAGTAGACGAGACGAGACTCCCCGCCGGCGATCCTCTGAAAGATCCCGGTCCCTGGGATCAGATACGTCCCCGTTTCGGCGACGGACTTCCGAGCCTTTCCTGACTTCATCCGCTCGAAGCGGAGCCGCTTCATCCGGAGCTCGACCGGGACCGTCGACTCGAAGGTCGGTCGCGCCGGCCCTCCGACGACGGGCTCGGCCACGTAGCGCGCGCCCGGCGTCGCCGGCTTCCGCTCGGCGCCGCGCTCGAAGAGCGAGAGCAAGAGCCGCGGCTTCTGACCGACGGAGATCGTCGCGAAAGGACGCGCGTCCTTCACCGACGCGAAAGGCTTGATGATCGCGGCCTGTCTCCGGATGAACTCCGGTTTTCGGACGGTGAACTCCTCCTCGACCCGCTCGCGCGCTGTCTTCTGGACGAGCTTCGCTGTCTTGTTGATAGCGTTGACCGCGGCGTAGGCGAGCCGCTTGCGACCATTACGCATCCGGAGTAGGAGTTGCGTCGAGTCGAACTTCGCCTCAATGCGGAACTCAGCCACGCCCGTCGCCCTCCTGACTCTCCTCCCGGACCAGCCGATCGCGCTCCCGTCGGTGACTGTAGATCGCATCGAGCGAGAGCCTTCCGCGCGAGAGCTCGACGAGCGCGCGCGCGCGATCGGGGCTCGGCCGGTGACCCTGAAGCCACTCGTAGATCGCGCCCTTCGTGACCCGGACCTCCGGATCCGGATGATTGCGGAGCGCTTTGTGGATCTCGGGGACTCCGACCTCGGCGACGAATCTCCCGAAGCGCGTCCTCCAGCGAGGGAGCGCTCGGCGGCAATAGTCGGACATCGGCGGGAGCCTCCTCCGACGGCGGATTGTGGGATCATCGTCCGGCGAGCCTACTCGGGGACGGTCTAGCACGACGGCGGGATTTCTGTCAAGGGAAGATCGCGCTTCGTCAGCGGGAGAGCTCCCAAACGATCTTGCGGAGCGCATAGTGGCCGGAGCAAATCGTGTCGATCTCGACCCGGAGCGAGTTGTTGAGCCGGCCGAGACCGCCCTCCGTGATCTCGTCCGCTTCGAGGTAGGTCCACGTCTCGCCGGTGAGCCCGGTCTCCGTGTGGATCAGCGTCCCGAGCTCGCCGTAGACCCGGATCGTGTACGTCGTCCCGTCCTCGGGAGCGTCGGTCTCGCCCGAGGTCGCGTAGCCCCAAACGCCGAGCCGGTTTCGGTGCGCCCAAGAGACGGTGAGCTCGCCGGTGATTGTCGCCGGGTAGCTGTCCCCGTTGAAGCGGACGTCGGTCGGACAGTAAGCGAGCTCGCGCCTCGCGGTCGAGAGTGCGGAGATCGTCTCCGTCGGGCAGGAGTCGATGTCGTAGCCGCCCATGTTATTGTACGGCTGAAACTTGATCCCCGTCGACCCGGAGCCCGGTATATGAACGACGCCGGACGAATAGCTGACGAACCAGATCCGCTTGCCGGACGCGAACGAGGTCGGCGCGGTGTCACAGCACCCGCGCGCGAGCCCGGTCAGCGTGATCGTGCCGGCGAGCTCGTTGATCGTGACGTTCTCGAAGGCGATTATCTCCTCCAGATCGCTCTGCGTCGGGTCGGTCCCCTCGAAGATCAGCGCGAGATTGAGCCCGGCGTCGAACTCGGCCGAGTTGCGCGAGACGAGGCGCTCGGCGGCGTCGGTCCCGAGCGTCGCGTAGATCGTCGCCGAGGTCTCGTTGATCGCCGCGGAGAGCTCGGCGCTCGGCGTGAAGAACGGGAAGCGCGTCGACTCGTCCTCGACGATCGCATTGTAGCCTTTCGAGATCCCGACCGACGCGCGCGACGCGAGCGTCAGAACCTGTTGCGCGCCTCCGTCGGGAACGGCGAGATTCTTTACGGCCTCGTAGGGACCGAGCGCGACGGCCTGATCCGCGAGCATCGGGACCGGCCCGGCCGGGTCGACCCACTCGGAATCATCCGGCGGCGTGTAGGCGGTCCAATCAATCGCGAAGTAATCCTCGATCGCTTCGAGCTCGATCCGGCCGGAGACGAGCTCGCCTTTGCCGATCTGCTGGACCCGGCAGACCATCGACGAGATCCCGAGCTTCGGCCAATCGAGCTTGAACGGAGAGCCCGGTCGGAAGGACCACGCCGAGCGGTCGGCGTTGATCGAGAGCGTCGCGAGCGGATACGAGAGCCCGGCGAGCGCCTTCGACGCCGCGCGCGCCGCCGTCGCTTCGTGCGAGAAGCCGCGGAGATTGAGATCTTGCGTCGAGATCTCCCCGCCGGCGGCCTCGATCGCGGCTTGATTCTGAGCGATCACAGTCTTAGAGACGTAGCCGTCGCGCCGGTTGATGTACTGGACCCGGACCTGATTCTTGAGATCGGTCCACGCCGACCGCGCGTAAGCCGTGACGGTGCAGTTTGTCTCGTCGAGGACCGGGAGCTCCTCCTCGTCGTAGTCGAAGCGAACGAGGTCGAGCACCAGGAGCCCCGTCGACGGCTCGACGTAGACGACGCCGTCAATGTGTCGCAGGATGTCGAGGAGAAGATCTTTCGCCGAGACCTCCGCGTCGACGAGCATCGAGAGCCCGAGCTCCTCCTCCGCGAGCGTCGTCCCGGCGGCGCGGAAGGAGTCGACGTCGATGTTCCCGACGGGGATCCCGAGCCCGTTGAGGCTCGGCGCGGTCGTGAGGAGATCGTAGATCATGCAAGCGGGATTCGCGTCCTGGCCGATCCGATGATAGTCGAGCGGGAGCGAGAGCGAGTTAGGACAACGCCGGAGCTCGATCGCGACGTCCTTGATGTAGGGAGACGTCCCCCAATAGAAACCTGTGAGCGTCTGCGTTTCGTGCAGCCTGAAAACAGCGTAGCAGATTCCGCGATACGCCGGCAGATTCGAGGAGATCTTCTGCGCGAGGTAGTTGTCGATCGGCTGAGTCGTCGAGCCGCGGTAGACGAGGATGTCTCCCCACAGACCGCCCTCGCCGTCGACGCCGCCGAAGTACTCGAACGCCTGCACGTCGAAGCCGTCGTACTCGGAGCGCGAGTAGCGCGTGTAGCCCTCCTCGTAGAAGTGCGGGAGCGCGTTGCGATAGGGAAGCGGCTCGCCGTCGAACCACGGACGGAGCGCGGCGTCGATCTCTCCGGAGCAAAGAACGAGATTCATCCCGAGATAGTAGTCGTAGCCTTTGGTGACCGTCTCCGAAGTGAACCAGCCCGTAGAGATCTCCTCCTCGATCGGCGTCACCTTGAGATCACCGTACCACGCGAGCATCGGTCCGGAGCACAGGACCGTCCCCCACGCGACGGGGATCGGCCGGCCCTCGCCGGTCGTCGGGACTCGGAAGTCGGAGAGCCCGGCGGGATCCGGCGAGTCGAAGTTAGGCTTCGGCTTGACGAGATCGTAGACGAGCGAGAGCCCGATCTGGATCAGCATCATCACCCACCACGCGACCACGGACCGACCTCCTAACCCCAAAGATGTCGCGAGTCCCAGGGAGTGTCTAGCCGAGAGCGAAAGACGTTCTTCCCCGGAATGTGCGACCAGCCGAGATGATTGATTAGATTGTTGAACTTGTCGAGGCAGGACGCCGCGCGGTGGCTACATCCCCAGTAAGCCCAACACTCGTCCAGCGATTCGAGCCCCGGCATCGGGGACAAGAGCGTGATCGTGTCCCCGACATGATCCGCGATAAACCGCGTCTCGCCGTCCGGCGCCTGTAGCTTGCCGGCGCTGAACCATCCATCAGCGCGGAGCGCGAAGTCGTTCGAGGTCACCGTCCGGCCGGAGACCGTCGTGATCGTGACCGCGTCCCGGCAGGACGTCGGATTAGCTCCGCACCCGGCCGAGAAGAGCACGTGATTGCACGGCGTCTGCATCTGTAGCGGCGGGAATCCTCGCGTGAGCGCGGCCGCGATCGAGGTAGCCGTGAGCTCGACCTCCGTCTCCTCGAAGGCGGCGCGGACGATCTTCCCTGAGAAGATCGCGATCGCCTCCGTCTCGTCCCCGCGGTGCGCCCGGTAGTGAGTGAACCAGACCGGCGTCGAGGGACTCTCGGCGATAAAGAGCTCCGCGACGGGATTCGCGACCGGGAGCCGGAGCGAGAGCGTCTCGCCGGTGTCCTCCTTCGTTTGTCGGACCTCGCCGCGCGTGATCGTCTCCGGCGTGAACGTCCCGATCGGGAACGTAATCTCTCGATCGGCCGAGGTATAGAGCCAGACGTCGTCACCCTGGACGAAGCGGAAGCCCTCGATCGGTTGCGCGCCGTAACGGGATTTCTCTCGATCGTCGTAAGCCAAGATCGCGCCCTCCGATTTCGACGGCTCGCCGGCTGAAAACGGCCTCCGTCAGTCCCTTGTGGCGGGACTTCTCGACGCTCCGCGACCGATCGGTCGCGGTCCCTCCCGAACGTCGCTGACAGCCGTTTTCGGGCTCTAAAGCCCGATTTTGACACTATCAGCGCTTGTCAGGAGCCCTCCGTCGGCGCTTCGAGCGGGAGCTCCCGGACCATGATCGTCGCCTCCGCGTGATCGGTATCCGGATACGAGATCGAGACCCGATCCGAGTCCAGCCGGCAGAGCTTGAGGAAGGAGATCACCGTCTCGCCGGCGTCGAAGTCCTGAGTCGCGCCCGGATCAATCGTCAGCGATTCCGTCTCGCCGTCTCCGGGATCGTCGGCGTCGTCGATCCGATAGTAGCTCATCCCTCCGGGAATCCCGTGAGTCCAGATCGCCACGTGCCGGCGCGCGCCCGTTGTCCCGAACATCTGCTGAGTGTAGCGGATCCAGACGATCGACGCGATCGTCGCGTCGGTCAGGAGATCCTCCGAGAGCGTAAGATCCCACTGATACGACGGGAGCCAGAACGGGACCGCGCGCCCCTTCCGCGCTTCGAGGAAGGCGCGCATCGTCGTTATTTCGTCGCGCCCGAACGCCGTCCAAGTGAACGGCCGGACGGCCGCGGGACTCTCGGAGATCGCGTCGCTGTAGCGCTTGCCGGTCTCCCCGTCGAGCAGCTCCATCTTGCGTTTCAAGCGCTCGTCGATCGGCCCGATCCGATTGTAGTCGAGCTCTAGGACGTCGAATCCGAGGTAGCTCAAGGCGTCCACCCGTCGATGTCGAAGCTGACCGACTGCGAGATCGCTTCGAGCGATTGCCAGCTGATCCCCTCGTCGTCGGACGCCCTCCCGACGACCATCGGGACGACCGCCGTCTCCGTCGCCGGCCAGCTGTTTTGTAGACCGCTCGTAATCACAACGTGGTCGCTCTCGACGGAGTCGATCGTCTGGACCTCCCAAGAGAACGGCGAGCGCCAGAGCATAACAAGCCCGCCGGCGACGAAGGGAATATCTGTAGTTGTGCAGTAGATCGAGAGATCGTCGGCCGCGGCCGCGATCGCGAGCGGTGTCTGGAACTGCCAGCGCGCGACGCCGAAGGCGCGCGCCTGATTGCCGAACATGATCGCGTTCGACATCTGAGCCTCGCGGCGATTCGTGAGCGTCACCGAGTAGGCAATCCGGCCGACAGGGACGGCGCGAAGCTGGACTCGTTGCTCCATGCCCTCGAAGCCGGCCTCGATCACGTCGGTCAGATAGCCGAAGTCCTCCTCGACGGGACTCAGCATATCCGGCGGGAACGGGAACGGGATCAGCCGGAAGCCGACGAGCGCGAGATTAGTCCCGGCGACGTCGATCCCGTCGAACTCCCACGTGACGAGATTGTCGATCAGCGGATTCCCCTCCGCGGAGACCTGGACGACGTAGACCTTCGACTCGCTCGCCGGATAGTGGGTCGGCGTCCCGAGCGGGTCGACGACCGTGATCCCGGCCGGCCCGGTGACGACTATGTCGTCGAGCGTCCGCGCGCGCGTGAGGAAGGCGTTGTAGATCTCGACCTCTACCTCCTGCAGAGAGACGACCGACCCGAGATCGCGCTCGCGCGGGATCACGTGGATCCGATCGAAGTAGAGGAGACCGTAAAGGCGCCCGAGGATCCCTGACATTGAGTAAGCGTCGGGACGAGGATCCGCGAGGTCGCCTCGGGCGCCGGTAGGCGGCAAGCCGAGGACGGTCGAGAGCGCCGTCGTAGGATAGGGGATCGTCGCTCCGTCGAGATCGGCGGTCCCAACCTCGGGGAGAGAGAGCCACGAAGGAGCGCGCGTCCCGCTCGCCATGCTACGCTCCCTTCACAACTGCGAAGTGCGGGAAGAGCATGTAGTTGACGCCGCCGACCGCCAGGACGTCGCCGGCAGCGTACCCGTGACCAACGGCCTCTGTCCAGTAGATCGACGGCGCGTAACCGATCGGCGCCCAACGAGCGCCGGGATCCGTGAGGACGTAGTTGTGGAGCGGGAGAAGGAGCGCGCCGGCGAAGGCGGTCTGATGTGTCCGGTCGAGGATGTGAATGTAGCCGGGGAACTCCTCCTCGTCGATTGTCCCGTCGGTAGCCGGATTCAGATTGAGCGCGCATCGCATGAAGCGCCCGGTCCCGCCGAAGTTGGCCGTCTCGCTGACTCCGTTATGAATCCAGCGCGCGGAATAGGTCGCGGCGTCGACCCGAACGTAGGCGGTCGGTTGCACATAAGTGAGCGTTCCCGAGTAGGAGCGGTGCCGATTCTGGTGAGACATCGGCGGGAGAGCGGAGAGCTCCGTCCCGTAGCCGTCGGAGTCAGGATTCGCGCCGTCGTGCGTGTTGTAGGACGCGCAAGCGGAGCCGAAGAAGTAAGGGAAGTCCTCCGGCTGACCGACCTCGGAGAGATCGGCGCCGAATCCGAAGTAGGCGAAGATCCCCGGAGAGCGCTCGACGACTACGATGATATTGTCCGAGCCGTCGTCGAAAAAGTGATAGGCGGCGACGGAGCCGGACGGGAGATTGATCCCGCACCCGACGGAGTAGCCGTCCGGCGGGTGGATCGGCGCGCCGGCTTGCTCGTACCATTCGAGCGAGCCGGAGTAGCCGGTCCCGAGGTAGAGCCCGATCCCGTAGCCGCCGTCACCGTAGTCCCGGTAGAGCGGATCGGGATCGTCGTCGCGCATCCAGATCCGCTCGTTCATCGCGGCGCGCATGTTGACGTAGAGACCCGACTTGTGAAGGTGAGCGCGCCATCCTGAGCCGTCGCCGGTCGAGGAGTCGAGCGTCCATCCCTGACCCGTCAGCCAGGAGACGAACGTCGTCAGAAGATTCGTCGGCGACGAGCTGATCCCGGTCGTATAAGCAGCGGCCATGATTCCCCGTCCTAGTCGAGAGCGATCGCGAGGAAGTCGTCGCGATCCGTCCGGAAGATGTTGTGAAAGGCGATCCACCGGTAGGCGTAGTCGGGATCGTCGATCATTGTCTCCGCGGTCAGCGCCTGACCCGTGACGACCCTGACCCCGCGGAGCTCGCCGATCGTGTTCGGCGTCGAGGTCATAAGCATCACCGGCCAGAGCGAGTAGCTATCGTCGAGATTGACATCGAGGAGCGAGAGCCCACAGCAGACCGGCCAGACGAAGTTGAAGTCCTCGCTCGCGTAGGGTGTCGCGTCGTTTTGCGTTCCGAAGAAGCCCCGCCAATCGCCTGACCAATCGCGCGCGCGCATCTGCATCCGATCGGGCTCGTCGGCGTAGATCGTTGACTCCAGATCTGAGTGAGTGAAAGCCCGATGCTCGCGCGTCGCGTTCGACCAGCGGAAGGAGCTCGACTCCCACGTCGGCGGATTGTCGTCGAAGGCGAGCGCTCCTCCGATCGCGATCGGATACGGCCACTGCTCCGGAGAGAAGTAGGAATCGAGGAAGCCGAAGTAGGCGATTTCATATTGCGTGTTGAGCTTCGCGACGACGATCGCGCGCCGGCCGTCGACGATGAACCAGTAAGGGATCGAGGAGTCCCAAAGCGGAAGGTAGAGATTCCCGTGATAGCCGGCTTGTTGACGAAACAGCGACGTCGCGAGGTAGGCGTCGAAGGCGGCGATCTCCCAATCGAAGTAGTCGCCATCCTGACGCTCGAAGGGATGCAAGCCGACGAGGATCTCGGAGTCGCCGTCGTTGCCCGGCGCCTCGAAGATCGCCTCCCCGAAAGCGGCGTCGACCGTGTCGCTCCTCCGAAGCCGGACGGCGCCGATCGAGAGATACGAGGACACGTTCCCGACCGTGATATGCAGCCGGTATTTCGTCGCCGCGACGGGAGAGCCCACGGTGAACGTCCGGACCTCGCCCTCGATCCAGCCGGTCTCGTCGGTCGCGGAGTCGAGCGTCGACCACGCCGACCCGGTCCAATAGTCGAAGGTCCAGGTCTTCGGGAGATACGAGAGCGCCGTCGATTGCAGAGCGCAGATCTGGTAGTCCGCGATCGTCTCGGCCTCCTGAAACGTAAACTCGATGTCAAACGGCCAGCTGACCGAGCTCGCCTGAAAGCGCCGATTGTTGTCGACGGCGATCTTCCCGTCGGTCAGATTCTGAGCACCGGTCGCGCCGGTGTTCCCGGAGTCAGCCAGGACGATCGCGCCGCGGGTCTTTCTGAGGATCGTCCACTTCGGCGCCGTCGAGATCGTGAACTGATCCCCGGAGACGAACGCCGTCCCGCCGGCCGTGATCGTGAACTCGATCTCGCCCTCGGCGTAGGGAGTCCCGACGGTCGCGTTCGGGAGCGAGCCGGTCACACTCCCGACGACGGTGAACGTCGTCGCGCCCGTCGCCGTGATCGTGAAGGTCTCCGCGACGGAGTCGGCGCCGCCGGAGTAGGAGCCGAGCGTCCCGGTCCCCGTCCCGGAGTACTCCAGCCCGAACGCCGAGCCTTTGAGCGAGACGTAGTCGCAGAGCTTGTCGAACAGATCGTTGTAGTCGGTCGCGGTCCCGGTCGTGAACATGATTAGATCCCCAACGCCGAGCGGATCGCTCGACGGTTTTCTGAGACGGTCTCGATCAGCACCCTCTGACCTCGCGGCGTCCGGATCTCCTCCAGGACGAGCCCTCGATCGAGCCCGAGCGTGACCTTCCCTCCGACGGTCGCTTCTCCTCCTCCTCCCTCGACGAGCCCTCCCTCGGCGAAGCGCGCCCTCGGGAGCGACGCGATCTCGGGAGCCGCGAGCGCTCGCGAGCCGTACTTGTTGATCGCTCGTAGGTGTTCGAGGACGCCCGGCTGACGGACGGCCCACGCGCGCGTGATGTACTCATCGTTCGAGACGGCCGCGAGGATCGAGTCCGACGTCCCGGTCCCCGGTCCCCGGATCAGCCCTCCTCCCGCCGCCGGCATCGGTCCTATGAAGTCGGCGCCGACCTGACCTCCTCCGGAGAAAAGCCCCGTGAACGACTTCATAATCTGCGACGCGAGCATCTGAGCGACGATCCGCTTGAGGTCTCCGATGATCGCGGTAGCCAGCTGAGAGAACGCGCTCTTGAAGGTGGTCGACTTGTCGATCCCGGTGTCGAAGAACTCCGCGAGCGAGCTCGTCGCGGAGTCGATCGCCGTCGAGCCAAGCGTAGCGAACACGTTCTGAGCGGCCTCGACATTGTAGGCGATCTCGTCGATCGAGTCGGCGAACTGTTGAGCCTGAGCGATCTTCTCCGGGTCTCCGGTAGCCTCGGCCGCGGCGAGCATTGCGGCGGCGAGTTGACGGAGCGTTTCGAGCCGCGTCTGTTCGAGCGCGAGTAGCTCCGTCTCCGCTTCGAGTTGTGAGATCAATCCGGCGCCGGCCTGAGCGTCGATGTCGGCGCGCGCCGTCCCGAGCGCGCGGAGCGCGGCCTCGGCCTCGGCCCTCGCTTCGTCGAAGTCGATGTCGGCGGTCAGCGACGTCCGGAGCTCGTCGAGGATCGCCTTGCGTTGCGCGTCGCTCTCTCCCTGCTTCCGAAGGAGCTCGTCGGCCGCGGCGATCTGAGCCTCGATCCCGAGCCGCTCCGCGTCGAACCGCTTCCCCTGCAGATTGAGGAGTTGCGCTTCAAGATCGAGCCGCTCCTGGCCGAGATCCCGGACGGCCTTCGTCTCCTCGAACGTGAGCGCGGCCATCTTCTCGCCGTGTTCGAGCTCGGACTTCTCTCTCTGCTGTGCGATCCGCGCGCGCTCCTCCTCCGCTCTCGCCGGATCGAGGAAGTCGCCGAGCGCGTCCTCCTTCTCCTTGAGCGCCGCGAGCTCCGCGGTGTGAGCCTCCTCCAGCGCTTGCCGGCGGTCGGCGTAATACTGCGTCAGCGACTGCAGTCCGGCTTCGAGCTCGCGCTTCTCCTCCTTGACCTTGATCGCGGCCTTCGCCTTGACGAGCGCGATCTCTCGATCGAGCGATCGGACCAGCGCCTGAGCCCTCTTGTCGGCGAGCTCGGCGATCTCCTCGGCGCTCGCGCCGGCGGTCCCGGTCGAGACCTCCGTCGGCTCGATCTTCGGCGCGAATCCGAGCGAGAGATCCCAACGGGACTTCATCCGCTCGCGAAAGCGCTTCGATTCGTTCTCGTCGAAGCGAGCGAAGGTCTTGATCTCCTCCCGGACCGCTTCGAAGTTGCCGCGCATCCCGTTATAGATCACCTTCGAGAGCGAGACTCCCGCCGCCGCAAGCTTCCCCATCAGCTGAGTGACTATGTCGACGGCCGAGCCGACGACGGCGACAACGAACTTCATCGCTACGCCGACACCCTGACCGAACTGCTCCCACGCCTTGCCGGTGTCGCCGATATTCCCCGAGAGCGCCTGTAGTGTCTGCGAGAGCTCCGGCCCGAAGCCGGCCATGAAGTGGATCCCGAACGACTCGCCCTGCATCTGCAGGATTTCGAGATCGTCCTTGATCCGCTCGGACGCCGCCGCGAGGTCGCGATCGAACAGGACGCCGAGCGACCGAGCGCGCTCGATCACGTTCGCGAGCCCCTCGTCCGCGAGCGCTTGCATCGTGGGCTTCAGCTGTGCTCCGGACCGACCGAAGAGCCCGATCGCGACCCGGTCCCGGACCAGCTGATCCTCCAGCCCGTACAGTTTCTTCGAGATCAGCTCGAAGGTCTGGACGGAGTCCTTGCCCTTGAAGTCTTTGAGCTCCAGCCCGAGGTCGCGTAGGTGGCCGAGCGCCGTCGGGATCCCGGCCTGAGCGTCGCCGAGATTCTTGTTCATCCGGATCAGCGCGGCGCCGACCTGATTGAGATCGGCGTCGGACGTCCTCGCGACGAGCGCGAGCGCGGAGAGATTCTCCGTGCTCGCGCCGACCTTCGCTCCGAGCTTGTTGATCTGATCCGCGGCCTCGATCGCGCCCGAGATCATTCTCTTGAACGTGACGAAGCCGATCGCGATCCCGAGCCCGCCCATCAGGGAGCGCGTGAAGCCGAGCGTCCGATTGAGCCCTCCGAAGCCGGCCTTCGATTTCGTCGCGGTCTTCTGACCTTCGGCCTGTATCCGCTTGAGAGAGTTGACGACCTCCTGCACTCCCTCGGCCGATAGTCGGACTCGGACGTCGGGCTTCGCCATCTACGGCCGTCCTTTCAGAATATCCGGGATCGCCGGCGGCTTCGGCCGGGATCCCCGTCGGTAATGCGGCGCGACCACAGCGTGACGGAGAAGCGCTTGACGGTAGTCCTCCTCCGCGACCGTCCTCGCGAGGATCCTGTAATGATCGAGGAGCACTCTCAGCGGGAGACGGTAGAAGCGCTCGGCGCGATCGGGATCCCCGCCGGCGAGCTCCAGAATCATCGGAGTCCAGGAGCCGTAGCGTCCTCCTGATCTTCCCCGCTCTTGTCGCTGTTGCTCTCGTCGCTCTCGCTTGCCGGGATCGCGTCTCTTGAGAATGTCGCCGTAATCCTCGAAGAGCCGATCCCTCCGTCGAAAAAATCGACGAGGAGATCGAGGATCAGGTTCTGCAGCTTTGTCTTGTCGGCCGGCGTCGTGAGCGTCGCGAGGAAGCGCTCCGTCTCCTCCGCGAGCTCCGGCGTCCACGCGCGCGGCGTCGGGATCGCTCTCCCGAGAAACCGCCGGCGGGACAGAGCCGGCGGGACGAGGAGAAGCGAGAGAATCTTCCGGCCGAGCCCTCCCTCGACCAGCTGACCGAGGATCCGGATCCCGAAGTCCTCCGGGGATTCGTCCGGCCCGGCCATCGGCCGGTGAAGTCCAGCCTTGCGCGTGTAGGTGAAGAAGAGCTCGTCCTGCTCGGCGGTCGTCTCCTGCACGGTCAGGAAGGATCGACCGCCGAGCTCGTGAATCTGCACCACTAAGCCGAGACCTCGATGATCCGGAAGTGCGGCTCGTTCGGATGATTCGTCGCGTCGCTCTCGACGTCACCCGTGAGCGCCCACTCCGCGTACTCGTCGGAGATCAGACCTACCGAGCCGTCGGCTCGGACGGACGCCTGCCAGATCTCGACCGTCCACGTCGGACCGCGGCCCGGATCGCCGACGAACCGAATGTAGCACTTGATCGAGGTCTGATTCATCCCTCGGACCGTGTCGAGAGAGAGCGTCCCGTAGTCGTAGTCGACTTCGATGTCTGTGTCGTCCGCGATCCCGCCGCCGGGGACGATGTAGATCCGGCCCTCCGTCGCGTCGACGAGGTAGTCGGTCGTCACCGTGTAGGGAGTCCCGCCGCCGTCCGGCTCGACGACGACGTTCGAGATGTCCCTGTACGCGAGATCGTAGTAACGCCCCTGCTGTGCGCTTGAGATGTCCTCGGCTGCGACCGAGGACGAGCTCTGCGTGTAGGTCGAGACGTCGCCGTAGAACGCGCGCGCGAGATTCTCCAGATCGAACTCGTCGCCGACGATCCTGAGCGCGAGCGTCGTCCGGATCACGTCGGAAGCCAGGAGCGGCGCGCCGGCCGTCGCGCTGGAGTACTTCTTGATCTCCTCCGGCGTCGGCGTGATCTCGAACGTCGTGCAGTTCCCGACGAAGATCTCGCCCGTCCTGGCTCCCGCCGAGGTCAGCCGGTCGAGGTAGACCTTCCCTCGGCCGAGCATCACTCGATTGCCATTGACCGTAGTTCCTGCCATTCGTTGCTCCTCCTCCCTCCGGCGCCTCGGCTACGCGATAGCCTCGACGTCGATCGAACTCGACTGATAGAAGAACCGATACGTCAGCGTCGCGCGGCAAAGCAGGTATTCGGATTGCTCGTACTCGAACGCCGTCCCGATCTCGTCGGGTGGATCGTTGCAGAGCGCGACGGTCTCGCCGTCCGGGACGACCTTCCCGATCGACGACATAGCATCCGAGATCCAGACGAGGATCGGATCCGCGGCGGCGTCCGCGGTCGTCGCGGCGCCGGCGGTAGCCTTCGTGACCACTTCGAACTTGAGATCCAGAGCCCGTCGGACGACCGCCCCGCGACTCGAACGTCCCGCTTTTTCGTCGCGCATGGGATCGACGATCTCTTGCGCCGGGTACACCGTAACGACCGGGAGCTGGCTCGGCTTCGGTGACTCGACGCGAGTCCTAACGGGCTCCGGGATCTCCGCGGGACGCGAGACGCTCCCGAGATGTGCAATCACAGCCGTGATTATCTGTTCGCGGATCGTCGCCATTAGCTCGTCTTCGTGAGCGCGACGCGCGTCATAGCGCCGTCGCCGTAGGGGAGAAGGCTACGCACTGAGTAGCTCGTCCCGTCGACCGTGATCGCGCTCCCCGGCGCGAGACCAGGGAGCGCGTCAGACTTCACGTGGACCGCTTCTCCGTCCGGGACAATCGTCGGCATTTCTCCGTCGAGCACTTGGACCGCCGCTCGATCGAAGATCCCCGTGACAGTGACGGAGCCGACCGTGACCGCGACGGCTCCGTCGGCGTCGAGGAGATCGGCGAGCATTTCGTTGATCTCAGCCTCGCCGAGAACGCCTGACATGATCTACCCCGTCTTGAGAACTCCGACGAACGCGCAAGAGCACGTGAACGACGGAGTCGTCCCCGCGATCGTCGCGACCGCGCGGACATAGGCTTCGGCCGCGGAGACGTCGAACGAGATCAGCTCGATCGCGCCTCCGGCCGTGTCGTCGATCTCCGTGAACGTCGCGCCGGAGATGTCGGCGTAGGTACCGTCGACGGTCGAGCATGTCTGCAGCTTGACGTTCATCGTCGGCGTCGTCCCGGTCCCGGCCGCGGAGTGTATGATCGCCGCGGCTCGCCCTTCGTAGAGCGAGACGTCGACGCCGGTCCCGTTTGTGGTCTCCGTCAGCGCCGCCGGCGCGAGGAGCTCCAGCGGGACTCCGTGACCGAGAGCGTTGAGTAGGTTCGACAAGATCTTGCCTCCCTCCTGAGCGGCCGGTCTACCTCGGCCGCGTCTTCCTTGACTTCCGCTTCCGTGCCGGCTTCGGATCCCGGTCGACGGGCTCCGGATCGCCGTGCTCGATTGTCTCCTCCTCGGGCTCCTCCTCCGGAGCCCGAGGATCGTCAGCCGGCGCGCCTGTCTCCGTGACGGGGACGACGTAGCCGAGCATCAGCTTGTGAGCGATCGCGTCCGGACCGACGTCCTCCGGGACTCGGAGCGTTGCTCCGATCGCGACGTCGCCGCGCGCGCCTCCGAGACAGTGCGCTCGGACGACCTTGTACTCGCCGGCGAGTGGGTGCGCCATGATCTACTCCCTCCGTTTAGGTTCGCGGCCGCGGCTACGCGATCTTCGCGCCGGTCCCCTTCACGAAGCCCTGCGGGTGCAGGATCCCCACGTCGGCCATCGAGAACGAGATCAGCCTGACCTGGCCGTACTCGGCCTTCGAGGTCTCGTCGAGGACGATCTCCATCTCGTTCCCCCACAGACCGAAGGCGAGCTCGTTCCAGTTCCCGAAGATCAGCGCGTGCTCGTCCGAGCCGGCGCCGAGAACCTTCGAGCACTGATTTGTCGCGCCGGCGCGGTAGCCGATCATCTCGCCGTCGTTGATCTTCCCGTCCCAAATGAACTTCGGGTAGGTCGATCCGATCAGCGGCGTCCTCGACAGGACGGCGCCCATCAGCGCGGTCGTCATCCACGCGAGCGAACCGTAAGAAGCGTTCGCGTCGTGGACCAGACCGACGGCGGTCGTGAGCTCCGGGAGATCCGGGACGCCGGTGTACGCCTGACTCTGCACGTCCGCGGTGTGATAGATCCCGATCGGAGCGTTCGCGGTCCCGTCGCCGTGAATCGCAGCGAGGTCGAGCGCGGTCGCGTGACCGATCGCGAGCTCGTTCCGGATGTCGGCCTCGATGTCGATCGACGCCATCGTCAGAAGCTGACGAGGGATCTGCACGTGACCGATCAGCGACTTCGGCGACATGGTCGTGTAGCCGTACGTCGTCTGACTCGCCGTCGCGCCGCTCGCCGGATTCTCCTGCATCCAGTAGACCGTCGGCGCGCCGGTCTTCTTGTTGAAGTGGACGACGTCGCGGAGCCCGGTGTAGAGCCTCGCGCCGAACTCCAGACAGCGGGTCTTGTTGCGGAGAAGGTCGATCATCTCCGGCATGACCTGGTCGTTGACGAGCGTCGCGCCTCCGGCCGGCTCGCCGGTCCCGAGCGCGCGCGAGGAGAAGTCGTCGCGGCCGCGGAGCCGCCACGGGACGACGAGACCGCCCTTCGTCGGCTTCGCGCCCTCGCGGATCAGCTCCTGGTGGACTTCGAGCTCCAGCCCGTCGCGCTGGATCTGACCCGAAGCCATCGCCATCGCTCGCGCGTACGAGTACGCGCGCTTGTCCTTCTCCGGGACGGCCGTGAGACTCTCGGCCGGCGGCTGTGCCGGCCCGGTCGTCCGGATCTTGTCGAGGATGATCTTGCGGACCTTGTCCGGCGAGAGACCCTCGCGGACGAACTCGGCCGCGCGGTCGGTGAGACCGTGCTCCGCGCAGAGCTCGAAGATCTCCGCGGCCTCCTTCGAGACGTCGCGCGTGACCTCCGGCGCCGCCGGCTTCGGCGACTCCGGATCCGTGCGGACGCCCTCGCCTTCTGCTACGAGCTTCGGATCCATGCTTCTCTCCCTCCCTTCGCCGGCCGGGACTTCGATCTTGAAGTCGACCAGCTGATCCTCGGGTACGTTCCTGACTGCCATCTGACTGAGCTCGGCCTCCCGCCCGAGCCCGACCGTCGGATCGGCCGGAATCGGGACGAGCGAGAGCTCGGCCGGCGCCCAACTAACGAGGTAGGTCGGGACGCCGTCCTCGTCCTCCTCCAGCAAGCGCATCCCTCGGACGAAGTAGCCGATCGACGTCGTCCGCAAATGACCCTCGTCGACTAGAGTCTTCTGATCCTTCGCGAGCCTGATCGACGCGAACTTCAGGAGACCGCGGAGCCGTCGCGCGAGCGTGTCGATCCGGACGTCCTTGACGCTCCCGATCTGAGCTCGAACGTCGTGACCCTTGAGCGCCGGGAGTCCCTCCTCCGCTCGCGAGAGATCGACGTCGTCGGGATCGTGAGAGAGAACCTCGTAGTAGGCGCCATCCCACGACCAGCGCTTGACCTTGAACTCGCTCGACAGCGAGACCGGGTAGAGCTCCTCCTCCGTCCCGTCCTCGCGCGTCGAGATCTCGCGCTCTCCGACCTCGATCGCGAAGTCCCGCGTGAGCTTTCGCGGGATTCTGACTGTCCTCGTCTGACCGTTCATCACATTCTCGACTCCCTCCTCGCGCCGCGTGACTGTCTACGATACCGGGTCGACTCAATATCGGTGACGGGCGCCCTCCTCGTCGAGTCAAATCTCTTTTGACTTGCCGGCCGGAGACCTCCGCGGCTACTCTGGCCGACATGACTGACGAACTGACCGCGCTCCCGGAGTCGTTCGCGGCCGGGACAACGATCAAGTACACGAAGAGCTTCGCGAGCTATCCGGCCGACGACGGCTGGACCCTGACGCTCTACCTTGCCGGCGCGACGACGGAACATGTGGACGCCGTCGCCGACGGCGCGGCCTTCGACGTAACGATCCCCGCGACCCTGACGAGCTCTCCCTTCCAGCCCGGTCTCTACAAATGGTCCGAGCGCGTCTCGAAGTCTGGCGAGGTCTACGAGGTCGGCTTCGGCGTCGTCGAGATCAAGGATAACCTCGCGGAAGCGACGGACGGGAGCTCTCAGGAATGGCTTGAGCGCGCGATCCCCGTCCTCCGCGCGCACGTCGAGGGACGACTGACCGCCGGGATGCAGAGCTACTCCATCGCCGGCCGAGCGGTCTCGAAGATCCCCGTGAAGGAAGCGGTCGACCTGCTGACGTTGCTAGAGTCTCGCCTCAAGCGCCTCAAGCATCCCGGCCGGATCTCCCGTCCGGGTCTCGTCCAGATCGTAAAACCGGGGACCAATCAATGACCCGCCGACCCTTCCACAAACGGCTCGCACGTGCGTTTCGCCTCGCGGTCCGCGAGCTCCGACGGCCGACGACGCGAAACGCCTTCGCCGGCGCCGGCGTGAGCCGACTGCTCCTCGACTGGATCGCGACGTCTCGCTCGGCCGACGAGGAGATCAAAGGCGATCTCCGGAAGCTACGAGCGCGCGCGCGGGAGCTCGCGAGAAACAACAGCTACATCAAGCGCTACCTCCGGCTCCTCGTCGCGAACGTGCTCGGCCACGCCGGGATCCGTCTGCAAGCGGTCGTCCGCGGCCGCGACGGAGCGCTCGACCAGGAGACGAACCGCAAGATCGAGACAGCCTACCGCGAGTTCGCCGACGGCCCGGTGACGGTCGACGGCCGGCTCAATCTCTACGAGGTCGACGATCTGATCCTCCGGACGCTCGCGACCGACGGGGAAGCGATCGTCCGCTTCTGGCGCGGATCGGACGTCAATCCCTACGGGCTCGCGCTCCAGCTGATCGACTCCGACCTCCTCGACGAGCGCTTCAATCGCGCGGCCTCGACCACGCAGAACGAGATCCGGCTCGGCGTCGAGGTCGACACCGTCGGCCGGCCGCTCGCCTACCACTTCTACGACAAGCCTCAGAGCGCCGCCCTCGTCTCGCCGGCCTCGCGTTATCGCGTTCCCGCCGGCGAAGTCGTCCACATCTACCGCGCGGATCGAGTCAACCAGACGCGCGGCGTCACCTGGCTTCACTCGATCATGGTCCCCGTCCACATGCTGGACGGCTACGAGGAGAGCGAAGCCGTCGCGTCGCGCGTGAGCTCGGCGAAAATGGGATTCATGGTCCAGACGAATCCCGAGTTCGGCGCGGCGCTCTCGACGGAAGGCGATTCGGGGACGTCGCCGGCGACGATCCAAGCGGCGCCGGGATCGTTCGAGATCCTCGATCCTGGCTACGACTTCAAGCCCTGGGATCCGGATCATCCGACGAGCCAGTTCTCCTCGTTCATAACTCAGATGGTGCGGAAGATCGCGAGCGGTCTCTCCGTCTTTGCGAACGTCCTCGGGAACGACGCGAGCGGCGTCAACTACTCCAGCTTCCGAGCGTTCTCCCTGATCGAGCGGGACGACTATCGGCAGACACAGACCGACCTCGTCACTAAGTGGCGCGTCCCGCTCTACCGCGAGTTCCTTCGCTCGGCGATCTTGACCGGCGCGCTCCGGCTCCCGACGAGCCGCGCGGCCGACTACTACGCCGTCCGACATCGCGCGCGCGGGTGGTCGTGGATCGACCCGGAGAAGGAAGCGAAAGGCGCGGTCCTCGCGATCGAGAATCAGCTGACCTCCCGAACGTCGATCCTCGCGGAGAAGGGGATCGACATCGAGGACGTCTTCGCGGAGATCAAAGCCGAGCGCGAGCTCGCGGTCTCCTACGGGATCGAGCTCTCCTCCTCCTCGCCGGTCGACGAGCCGGCGACGAAGTCGGACGTCGAAGATCTCGCCGAGGGACGCGAGCGCGACGGATCAAACGGCGGCGCCGGCAAGCCCCGGCCCGTCGAGGACCGGCGCCTGATCGCCGGATGTTAGTTTCGAAAGGAGCCGATCTTGTCCGCGATTTCTAACTACGCCGAGGAAGCGGTCCTCAATCACCTGTTCAACAAGGACGCGCTGACCGGCCCGTCGACCTACATCGCGCTTTTCACGGACGACCCGACGGACGCCGGGACCGGGACCGAGGTCTCCGGCGGGAGCTACGCGCGCGTCCTCGTCTACGACAACGGCTCCGGCTCGCCCGACTGGACCCTCGCCGCGGTCGACGGGACGGCCTACGCCGTCGAGAACGACGACGACATCACCTTCCCGACTGCGACGGCCTCCTGGGGAACGATCACGCACGTCGGGATCTTCGACGCCGCGACCGTCGGCAATCTCCTCTGGCACGGAGCCCTCGACGAATCGAAAACGATCGGGACCGACGACGTCTTCAAGATCTCGGCCGGGAATATCGTCGTCAAGCTTTCGTAGCCGCGGCGCCGATCGCGCGACCCGACCTTAGCCGGCGGCCGCTCTCCCCGCGGCCGCCGTTTCACTAGGACGGACCTCGATGCTCGATCAATACACGTTCGAGTTCGACAACGCCAACTCCGGCTACATTTTCAAGGTCGGCAGCTACTACGCGAAGGCTACCGGGTGGAGCAACTGCAACGCCGGCCAGAGCGTGACCTCGGGGATCACGTTCGGCGCCTTCTTCCGATTCGATACGTCCTCCCTCCCCGACCACGCTCAAATCGAGTGGGTGAAGTTCCGTGTTCGCGGCTACCGGAACGCCCCGGCCGGCTCGCCGCAGTTTTTCGAGCTCCGTCTCCGCTTCGGCGACATCATAGGCGGGACGCTCGACGGGACCGCGGCCGAGTGGAGCGCCGGCTCCCACATGCTGACCCTGACGGCGAAGCCGGCAGACAAGACGACGCTCGACCTGAGCGACGACGGTAACGATCCGCTCGTCCTCGTCAACAAGAGCGGCGACTCCGACGTCTCGATCATCGACCACGGTACGCAAGGGACCGGCGACTCGGCCTGGTGGTCGTTCTTCAATGTCGACACCGACACCCGATGCAAGCTGTACGTCGGGTTCTCCGTCCCGTCGGCGACGCTCTCGGGCTCGGGCTCTCTGACCTGTTCGGCCGAAGTGATCCGCGGCGGGAGAGCGGAGCTCGCCGGCGCGGGAGAGCTCGACGCCGACGGAGACCTGATCGCTGACGGGAGCGCGGAGCTCGCCGGCGCGGGAGAGCTCGACGCCCTCGGCGGCGTCCTGTTCGCGACGGCCTCCGCGGAGCTCGTAGGCTCCGGAGAGCTCGTCTCCCTCGCGACCGTCGAGCGGCTTTGCTCGGCCACCCTGGCCGGCGTCGGAGAGCTCGACGCCGCGGCCGGCCCGATCATCTACGGCGGGATCGCGACGCTCGAAGGCAGCGGCGATCTAATAGCCGGCGCGGGAATCCTACACTCTACCGCGGCCGCGACGCTGACGGGGATCGGTGAGATCTTCGTCGCCGGCGGGATCGCCGTCCCTCCGCTCGCGCTTCACTCGGCGACGATCGCCGTCGCCGCGACCGATTCCGATTCAATCGCCGTCGGCGCCGTCGACTCCGGGACGATCTCCGTCGCGGACGGCGACGCCCTGACCGTAGGACCGAGGAGAAACACATGAGCACCCTGACCGGCTCGATCACCGGCTACGTCGTCGGGGACGACCTTGAGATCCGTCGAACGGTGACGGACCTCCCGGACGCGATCGCGAAGGCTTGGCTTACGATCAAGCAGACCGCGCGCGACCCGGACGACGACGCCGTAGTGACGAAGGAGATCACCGAGAGCGACGATCCCGGCGTCGGATGCATCGAGGTCGACGGCGGCGTCGGCGCCGACGCGACGCTCCGCTTCGACCTGACAACAGCTGACACGACGACGCTCGGGATCCGTGAGTGGGTCTACGACATACAGATCGAGCTCGACGACGGGACGATCTACACTCCCGAGGTCGGAGAGCTCCAGCTGACCTCGGACGTTAGACGAGGGACGACCTAACCTCCCCACCAGCGAAAGGTCTCGCAACATGCCAGAGAATCACGTCGATCTCGGCCCGATCGAGCGCGCGATCGGTAGCCTAGAAGGAACCGTGAAGAGCCTCGCCGAGACAACGTCCTCCGGATTCGCCGGCGTGAACGCCCGGCTCGACGGAGTCAATGGTCGCGTCCGCGCGGTCGAGAACGCCGCCGCGACGCACGTAACCGTGAAGAACTGCGAGAAGATCCGCGACGCCTGTGAGCTCGCGCGCGGCTCGACGACCCGGCTAGTCTGGATTCCGCTCGCGCTGATTGTGGTCTCCGGAATCGTCGGCGTCCTGATCGCGAAGATCTTCTGACGGAATCGAGGTAGAGATGAGCTCCCGCGAGACGTTCGACAAAGCGATCGAGATCGTCCTCGCCCACGAAGGCGGCTACTCCGATCACCCCGCGGACGGCGGCGGCGCCACGAACTACGGGATCAGCTCCCGAGCTAATCCCGACGTCGACGTCGCGAACCTGACCCGCGAGGACGCGATCGAGATCTACTGGACACGCTACTGGACCGGGAATCGTTACGAGCTCCTCCCGGAGCGGATCGCGATCAAGGTCTTCGACCTGGCTGTCAACATGGGCAGGAACACGGCGATCTGCTGTCTCCAGCGCGCGCTTCGCGCGGTCGGTCAGCAGGTAGCCGTCGACGGAGTCGTCGGTCCCGAGACCGCCGGCGCCGCGTCCTCCCTTTGCGAGCTCGCGATCATCGCGGCGCTTCGGTCGGAAGCGGCCGGCGAGTATAGAGCGATCCTGATCCGGAATCCTTCGCAAGCCCCGTTTGCCTCCGGGTGGATCTCCCGAGCCTATTCGTGACCCCGCGCGGCCGGCGGCTCTGGCGGCGAGCTCGTCGGCGGCGCTTTCGATCCCGAGCTCACAGCGCCCCGGAGCGCTCACCTCCGGCCGGCCCGAGCTCGGGATCACCCCTCTTGACTCCCGATCGGCCCGGATCGAGCGGATCGGCCGAGATCCGAGCTCGACAAACGGCTTCTGAGCGACGATCTCCCGCCGGCCCGACTACCGGGTCGGATCCGGGAGCGCCCTCCTCCGGCGGCGCCTGACGTCGTCGAGGAGCGCGAGCTCGCGACATCCTCGCGACATCTCCGCGACATCGAGCCCCGAGAGCCCCGAGATCGGCCTTCCCGAGCCGATTGTGGACAAGCCGTTGATAACTCCTCCGGAATCGGTTGATAGCCGGTGAGCAACTCGGGTGATTTCGTGGACATCTCGACCCCGAGACCGGCCTGTGGACAGCTGTCCAGAGTAATCCCCGAGATATGCACAGACCCCGAGAGCCCGGAAGCCCCGCGGCGTAGGCGCTCCCGGCGCTTATCCACTTATCCACCGCCCCTACTACTACTAGATGTTAGATGTTAGGTAGAGAACTACAACAGCAGGAGCCCCGAGGAGCGAGCTCGCGGTCGAGGATCTCGACCGTCCCGAGCTCCAAATATCGCCTGTAAGCGACGTTCTCCTCCGGAGCCGATAGGAGAGCCGGGGACGGCCCTCCGCGGCCAGCCTCGCGCCTGAGAGCGTGCTCTCGCGCGCGATCCGGCGCGGGTCTGTGGCGGGATTTCAGATCCCGGAGAGAGCCTCCGCGATCGCGCGGAGACAGAAGATCGCGGCGACGGCGGTCGCGATCCAGAGCAAAGCGTAGAGACGGCGCACGATTCGACCCTCCTCCGGCCCGGCGCCGGCGAGCTCGTCCGCGAGCTCCGAGCTCCCCGGCCGGCCGGCAGCGCGCGCCGGCGATCACTCGATCGGCGAGAGATCGACGACGCTCGCGAGGACTCCTTTCTGCCACTCCCCCGTCGAGAAGTCCCAACGCAAGAAGGGACCGACGTTGACTCCGAAGTACTCAGCCCAGTGGACCTCGACGCCGTAGTCTCGGAGATTCCCGAGATCGTAGGTCAGCGCGATCAGCCCTCCCGTCGGACCGTCCTTCTCGTTAGGATTCACTTCGATCCCGACCTCCAGCGTTACGACCCGGTAGGAGATCGGCGTCAGATTGATGTATTGCGTCCACTCCTCGCGGTCGGTGTTCCAGAGAAAGCCCGCGTGAACCGGGATCGACGCCGTCCAATCGTCGACGACGTCCTCCGTCTCCGCGTCCTCCGCGGTCGACGTAGCCTCCGGAGCCGGCGCCGCGGCGCCGTCCTCCGCGAGCGCGACGGAGATCGGACCGCCGAGCCCGAGGAGCACCAGGACGAACAGCACGACGAGAGATCTCATCCTCGCCTCCTTCCTTCCGACGGACGGATCGCGGGTCAGCCGCGCGCCGGCGACACTCCTCGGAGCTCCCCGGCGCCCTCGCTCCGCGACCCGTCCTCCCTGAGTCTACTACATCTTCGGCCGGCTGTTATCTCCAGCCCCGAGCTCCTCGCTCGGCGTTCTCGCGGAGCTCCTTCCCGATCTTGCGAGCTCGCGCCGTCACCCTGGCCGACAGCTCGACGACGATCGAGCGGAGCACTTTGCCGGCGAGCCGGCCAACGATCCCGAGGAGCGCCCGGATCTCCCGCGCGTCGGCCTCGAGTACGAATCGGCTATACATGACGCCCTCCCTCCCGTCAAGAGCGGATCGGACCGCCCGACCCGACGAGCTCGTAGAGTGCAAATCCCGAGCCTACGGCCTCGATACACCCGCGGAGAGCGCCGATCGGCGAGCGCCGGGAGCGAAGATCGAGCGAAGATCGAGCGAAGATCGAGCGAACGAGCCCGGAGCGCTCCGGACCGGCCTCGACAAATCGCCTGTGAGCGACGATCTCCCGCCGGCCCGACTATCGGGTCGACCGGGATCGCGGTCTCCCGGTACGCGAGACGGGCGCCGCCGGTCTCCCGGTCAGCGCCCGTCGGCGAGCTCGCGCCTGTAGCGAGCCCCTAAATCAGCGCCATTCGATCGTCTCGCCGGCCTTCAGATCGTCGAGGAGCCGGACGACGGCCGTCCGGACAAGCCTCGACTTCGACACACACTCCCGACGCGCGGCCGAGCGCGCGGCCCGGTGCAGCGCCTTCGAGAGCTTGAACAGACAGACGTCGTTCTGGACGCGCTTCCGATTGCGGCTCACAGCGCCCTCCCTTCCGCGTCGAGCGCTCCGCGGATCGCGACGATCCGGCTGAGGTAGATCTCCCGGACGGCGTCGACCTTATCGG